TCTTCGTCCCCCGCATCGATGACCTCACCCGGCACGAGATCGGGGATGAAGAGATGTCTGCCGCAGGCGGCCCGCTGCTCAGCAGGCGACAGCATTCTGTCATGACGCGCGCAGTGCCATCCACCATCGACAGGCGTCGCATGCAGGCATGACCGACAGGTTACAGCGGCACCGCCACCCTCGTGGCAAGCCCCATGGTGATCACAGAACCGGCATTCGAACCAAGCCGGATCTTCGCTGATACGCGCAGGCGGGTGCTGGGCAAAGATAACCCGGCCAGCCTTTTCCAGAAGGCGTTCGGCCATGGCAGGATCGGCCTCAACCCGTTCGATATGCAGCGCGTCCGTGTTCTTGGAGACCGCCATGTAGAGCGCGCGGGTGATACCGGTCAGGTGCATGTAGATCTGCATCTGCGCGGCATGCTGCGGCTTGGAAAGCACGACGCCCTTGGCGGTCAGCTCAGTGAAGCTCTTGACGCCATGCGTTTTGAATTCCAGCACATGCCAGGTTTTCGGGGCCTCGAGCAAACCGAGGGCGACGCCATCCAGCGAGCCGCCAAAATGACCGCCATGGGCCTCCACGCGGATTTGCCGTCCTGTTTCAGGGTCTAGCTCCAAAACAGTGGCCCCGGTGGCGCGCAGGTTGCGCACCATACGGTCCTCTTCCAGCTGGCCTGTCTCAAACAGACGCAGCAGGCGGCCGGAAAAGCGTGACGGCGTCACCCAGCGGAAATCATACCAGAGCGCGCGTGCGCAAGATTTACCAATGATGGATGCGCCGAGATGGTCACGGAAGCCAGCCCCCTGGCGGGCCTCGTAATCAGCGTAGATCGCCGTCAGTGTCGGTGTGGGTGGTGCGGGAAGATCGGCCATCACAAACCCTCCCGTTCGCTGCGGGCTTGGGCCTCGGCCAGAATGCCGCTCCAAGTATCAGGGTCATGGCGCTCGCGCAGGACGCCGATCAGAGCATCTTTCAGCTTTTCACGGCGACGACGGCCGGTACCTTTGGCAAGCAACTCGGACCGTTCGCGGCACAGGTGGCGCAGCGCGGTGCGCGCCCGGTGAAACCAGTCAGGGTCGATGGGCTTTTGCCCCCGTTGGCGCGCCAGATCAGCAGTCGCAATCTGCGTGCGGATCTTGGCAATATCGTCGTCGAGTTCGATCAACCGGCGCTGGTCATCAGGCAAGCCGGAGCTGATCACGGCCCGAGGGGCCGCGTTATGCAGGTCAGTCATAGGAATATCCTCAGATGGGTTTGGGCGCTGCCCCGTCAGTCAGGGATGCGGAGCGGCGCGAATGATCAGCCCTTCTTGTTCCAGGGCGCGGAGGCCATCTTGGGCGGCGCGGAAGCGGCTTGCGTTGAGGGCGGTGATGCTGGGGTTGCAGCAGGCTTTGCCGCAGCGGCCGTGGCGCCCCCACCTTCAGGCGGCAAATAAGCAATGGCATTGCTCTCGCCGTAGCCGTTCTTTGGCGGCTTGATCTTCACTTGGATCGTCATCGGGATCAGGTGCAGTTCCTCGCTGTCGCTGACATGCATCCGGCCCGTCGCATGGCAGATTGCCGACAGCGTCCGCTGTGCGATCTCGACCGTGGTGGGGTTCGGGTTCACCAGGTTCAGCTGATCAAAGATCTTCCGGCCCTTATGCTGGCCGTCCAAAATATCCAGCATCAGCCAGAGGAACTGGCCCATACCGTTGCGGGTCACGCGCATTTCGCTCTCGACGATCTGAGCGCGGTATTTACCTGCGGGCAGCAGCTCATAGGGGGTGGTGGGTTCAACGCTGGTGGCGTCAAAGGACGTGTCAAAACGTGCCATGGTCGTATCCTTTCAAGGCAATCATTGGGATTGGGGCATGGCTGCGAGGAACTCTGACCACGAAAGTGGCAGAGTGTCCGGCAGGCCGTAACGGTTCTTGGCGAGGAACGCGGGACGCTCTTCGGTGTGCATAACGCGCGCACCGGACCCGAGCGCCCGGGTCACCTTCTTGTTGAAGCCGACATCGGATTTGGCGACCGAGATCTGGTAGTTGGCAAACAGCACCACATCAGAATGCTCCTGCAGCAGCGCAGAGGCGCGGGTCTGCAGCTTGATCACATACCGGTCGTAAGGCTCATGCTCGGGGCTATCGAACCGCTTGATGTCGGTATGGGCGATCTGGATGACCACCATGCCTTTCCGGTCGCGCAGCGCATTCAGCTTATCGAGATATTCCCGCCAAATGGTCAGCGCTTCTGCGAAGCCCTTGCCAAAGCCCGGAGTTTCGATCGACTGCCAACCATTGCGTTTGCACGCCTCAGCCCAGATCAGCGGCTCCAGCCAGTCGACGCTGTCAACGACGACCGTGCCGTAGTCGTGATCTTCCTCCAGCAATGCCTCGAGCGCTTCCGCGACTTCGGCATAACTGGTCGCCAACGGAAAATGCGGGACCTGCAGTTTGCCAAGACCATCCTCGGTCATGATGAACACCGGCGCGCCCGCGTCAGCCGCGAAGGTGGATTTGCCGACCCCGGCTACGCCGTGGATCAGGATACGCGGTGGTTGGAGCACCGAACTGGTGCGAAGAGATGCAAGAGAAATAGCCATCAGCGCACCTCCTCGCCCAGCACCAAGCGGAACTTGGGTTTGCCGGTCCGGACCGTACGCGCAGGCTCAAAACCTTTGCGCCAGCTTTCTGGCAGCGCCGTGTATTTGCGCTCTGACACCTTCAACGTGGTCTCGATGAACTCGGCCGGGTCTTCGCCAGCCGAGGCGATGTTTTCTGCAATCTGGGCGAGTTGCGCCTGATCCCAATCGATCCGTTTGGTCAGGTCCGAAATCACTGTGACGTCGCCATCTTCGAAGCGGATCGTGCCGGTGTCCTTGCCTGCCTTAGAGCGGCATTCGGCAGCACGCTCGGCGTATTTCAGGGCGATTGCACCATCGAGCCAATCCAAGACTGTTTTGGCCTGGGTGAGCTGCTGATCAGCCGCCTCCTTCAGCATTGCCAGCTGATCAGCGGGCAGTGCCGCGATTTGGCCAACCGGCATGTGGTGGATATCGGCCAGTGTGATGTGGTTAGAAATTGTCATATTCGTCTCCCTTATGCCGACATTGGGCGGTGGGGCTCGTGGTCCGAGCCGCGGATTTGCTCGACCTCGAAAGCCTCGACGTCTTCGAGCCGGTAAATGACCCGGCCACCGAGTTTGATGAATTTTGGGCCTTCGCCCGTCCACCGCCAACGCTCCAGCGTGCGATGTGAAATGTTCCAGCGAGCCGCCAGCTCGATCTGGGAAAGGTGTCTTAGCGCCATGTGAACCTCCTTGTGGTTTTTGCGAACACTTGCGGGATCACCATGGCCGAGGGGCTGGGAGGCACCGTGGAGGCAACCGGGAGGCAAACTGGGACGCAGCGAAGTTAGATGCCTGAAAATGAAAAAAGCCGCCCCAAAGGGCGGCCTTTTCATAGAAAAACGTTGGGCAGGATCAGGGATCGATCCAGCAGTTTCCGTTCTCGACCTTGACGAAACGCCATTTGTCGATGTCGCGGCCAAAAGCCTTTTTCAGTGTGTTCACTTGACCACCATAGCCAGCCTCTTCCAGAACAATGGCAAGACGCAGGACTTGTGACTTTGACCAATAGGCCGCAAACAGAATTTCCAAGAACCGACGCTGTTTGTCCCCGCGGAACGTGAGAGTTTCACCCCGATACCAGACGATCCCGCAATCATCCGAATGATCAATCGGGAAACGATGCTGCGCCTCGCCCGGGAAGACCCTAGCGCCGACGGCCTGAGGTGAGATGGCCAGCTTCCCAGCCGCTTTGGCCACATCGGTCAGGCTGATGACGATGTCCTTCTTACCCGCAGCAACAGGGAGGCGATCGCCTGGTGTGGACGTCAGGATGACACGGACCTCGTCAGGCGGCCTGCGTTCGAGGAGAGCACCAACCTTTTTCCACACCGCAGGATCTGAAAGCCGACGTGCGAACCAGACCGGCACGGGGGATTTCGCCCCCTTGAGCTGGATGGTGCCAATGTCCCAGGCGACACTATCGATCAACGAGATCGGGCGCGCCGGGGCAGCGCGCTCGAAATCTACCAGCATCTTCGCGAAGAGCAGCGGGTAATCAACTGCAAGAGCTGCGATCTCCTTGGCATCGACCGCAACCGACCGACCGATGCAGTTGTTGTATCCATACTGCCTGCGCTCGGCGCACCACTCTGCAGGGATGGGCTCGTCTTCGTAGTCATCCATAGCGGTGACGACCGGGATATGTCCGGACGCGACCATCAACTTGGCCTCGAGCAACTGATCCGTTGCCCGAGGTGAAACTTGCCGCAGGACCGATGCCTGCACCTTGGCGGTGCGGGTTTCAACGACCTGCAGCAGCATATCGACCGCCCGCTTAGTCAATGAGGTCACCGATGTCGGAGCTGTCGGTCAGAATGCCCCAACGGCGCAGATACTTGTCGCCGATCAGGCGCTCATGCGG